GCGGTCTTGAAAACCGTTAGGCGGCAACGCCACGGGGGTTCGAATCCCTCACTCTCCGCCATGAAAAATCCCAGACAAACGTTATTTTGTCTGGGATTTTCTGCTGCTTACTATTGAAACCTGAACTTTTTCGGAACAATTTATGAGCAGCCCTAATCAGGTCTGAGCATAAAAAATCAGGCTTAAAACTGCAAATTTACTCACGAATTTACTCACGAAACTGCGCCAGAATAGAACTCTACCATTTTCGTGGCGTCACGAAGAAGGTCGGACTCATCGAGCTTGATGTAAAAATCGTTCATCGTCTTGTAATCCGACCACCCGCCGTAGCGCATTGTAGTTCTGACGTCCCAGCCGAGATGATGCGCGAGGCTGGCAAAGCTCCGGCGCAGCCCGTGAAGCCCAACTTCTGGTAAGTTATTTGCACGGCACAATCTGTTGATCTGGATGGTCGGCGTGTTGCAATAGCACCGGATAAGATAACCATCCTCATTGGGAAGTATTTCTTTGAGCCGTGGAATAACAATGGGCACAGTCCGCGTCGATGCGCTGGTCTTGTTCGTTTCTTTGTGAACGAGACGGTTTTTATTATTGGGGACTCTGCTGCCGTGAACGGTAATGCAATCTTCTGCGATATCGGCTCGTTCGAGGTCGAGCAGCTCTGAGCGCCTGAGAGAATGAAGCGCCAGCAGAGCGGGCAATTCACACGGTTCTCCTTTTATTATGTCAAGGAACTGCTGAATCTGAGTGTAACTCAGCCAAGGCAGTTCCTTGACGACTTTCTGAGGAAGATTGATATCGGGAGGTTCTATCTTCGCGTATCTGAGCGCGGCGGTAACAAGCCCCCAATCGTTTTTAATCGTCTTCGGAGAATACTTTGCTGCGGCGTCGTTCACGGTCTTCTGATAGTCAACGTCAGAGAATGCATCGCAATCCATAACATCCTTGAAGTGATTGTCCCGGATTATCTGATATCCCCGAATAGTGGAAGGAGAGAGAATGTTCGTGTTATCGGCGATGTAATTGTCTATTGCCTGCCCAACGGTCAGAGTATCGTGCTTCTTGCTCTGCTCAATAAAACCGGCGCGGATCGCTTTGGCCTTGGCGATGCACAGCGCTTCCGTAGCCTCAGTGATGCTCTCGCCCTCTTTGCGGAGCTGGATGCGCCACATCCCGGATGGAAGCTGAGTAGGCTTTGGAACAGCTATATCCTTTTTCTTTTTGCGAGTCCGTATCTGGTATGCGCCGCACCATTTACAGTAAATGGACTCGTCGTCAATTTCGTTTTTACATGACTTGCATTTCATATACGTAATCCTTTGAATTGCGGCCTGTTAAACCGCCCACGATGCTTTCTGACGCCTGCGGCATATCTGCGCCGGGGTAAGCTCGAAGCTTAAAATAGGGGCTGTCTGACGGCTTGGGTAAAACAAGAATATGGAGGTCAATATGACTGCAAGAGAAAAATTAATCCGCATTATAAAGACAGCGCCACCGGAGCTCATAGAGTTCCTTGTGCAATTGATGCTCAAAGAGAACATCAATCCAGCAGCCGTAACCAAGCATCGCACTGTTCGTCAGTAAGCGTATATACCTTTGCAATAAGAGCTTCACGAGCCGCAGACAAGTCACCGCCTAAAGCGGTGGCTTTTTCTTTTTCCCCAAGCAGCTCGTCTTTCGTCCAGCCGTTCGCGTTAATGAGCTTGCAAATCGTAAAGTCGCTTGGCTTTGCCCCCTTTTTCCATTTGTATACATGAGCGGGGGCGAGTCCAGCCTTCTCAGCCGCAGCAGACGGAGATATACCGTCCCTAACACATAGGTTAATATAGTTGTTATAAAACACAAAAACACTCCTTCCCTTTTGTTCATACTGCTAATATTAACTTTCGCTAACGATTTATAACTTGACGCAACAATCTCAACCATATAAAATGAGCCTCAGTTAAGATTTTCATTCTCTTATACACTGTGATAAAAGAATATATATATTCTTTTATCACAGTGTATAAGAGAATAGCGCTTTCAGGTGACAATAGTATACCACACGGAGGCAACTATTGCAACCTAAAAATGCGGAGAGAGGGGGTGGAAAATTGAGAGAGGCTTGGACTGGCGAGATCGTGGCGCAGATGCACGTAAACGAGATAACGCAGGGGGAGCTCGCGAAAAAGATGTGCGTAACGAGGACGTACCTGAACCGGCTCCTGACCGGCGCGCAGGTAACGAGGGGCGCAGAAGAACGCTGCCATGAGGCGGTGAATCAGATCGTAGCTGAAAGGAGGGCTGCTGAAAATGCCAAGAACTAAGCTCGACAGGCTTCTGGCTCCGAAGCGTGACCCCATAAAGGGGCTTGTTCTTGAGTATATGTCAATTCAGAAAATCAGCGGAGCCAAGGTAGCAGAGAACATCGGGGTGGGCAGGGCGACGTTCACCCGGCGCATGGCCGAGCACACCGACGAATGGCCGGTGAAAGATGTGAAGGCTGTCTGTAAGTATCTGGGGATCCCCAAGGAGGAGCTGATAAAAACAATAAGACTGTAAAGGAGGGTAAACGTGGTTCTTATTCCGGACGACCCGGCAATAAGGGAAATTGAAGCGACAGGGTATTGGCCTCAGAACCAGTATGAGGATGATGGCGATATCTTCGCTTCATATGAAGGAGATTACAATGAGGACACGAAAGGAGATTCGGATGAAGAAGTATAAGCTTGAAAAACGCGACGGAAATGAGTGGTCGCTGTACGGGATTTATACAGAGAGATCACTGCCGCAGCTTGTGCAGGCTGCTGTGCAGCTTTCAAAGACCGGCTACGAAATGTACGGCAATCTGCATATCGTCGAGATAAACACAGATGGCAAAACTCGTATTTTATGACGTCGACCACAGATATACCGTAGACGGTCAGGAGGTTCCGAGCGTGTCGGAGCTGACGCGATTCATAACCCGCGAAGTCTATGAGGACACGCCGAAGCTTGCGATGGACAACGCCGCCGACAGAGGCACGAGAATCCATAAAGCAACCGAAGCCTTGGATAAGTTTGGCGAGGTCGAAATAGAGAGTGACGGCACGGAGGACGATATAACCCCGTACATAAGCGCCTATGCGCAATTCCTAAAAGAGCATACCCCCAATTGGGAGCAGATAGAGTGGCCGGTGCATAACGGCATGCTCTACGCCGGTACGCTCGACCGCTATGGAACTATGGGCGGTAAAAAGGTCATCCTCGACATAAAGACCGCCGCCAGTATCGGAAGCCTTTTGAAAGTGCTGTATACGGCGGCACAGAATCTGTACCGCATGGCTATCGAGCCTGAATATGCGGTAGAAGCAATATACATCTTACAGCTCAAAAAAGACGGCAAATACCGGCTCGTTGAGCTTGAGATACAAAATGAGCTTGCAGAGGCGTGTATAGAACTGCATCTGGCGCTCAGGAAAAAGAAGAAAGGAAAGAAAACGAAAAATGATTAAAACCGAGAATGGACACACGGCCCTCAACGGAACCGGCGCGGAGCTGCTCGCCGATTACACCTGTGCGGGTGTCGCCATCAAAAATGCGTTTGAGGATAAAGGTATGCCTACCAAACGTGTCAGGGAGCTTCTTAGTGATTGTATAAACGATGCCTTCAAGGCGGATGAAGTGCTTGAAGGCGACGTCGAAACCGCGCTGCTCAAGCTCATTAAGAATCTTATGAAAGGAGACGAGGACGATGGATGAAACGAAGGTTGAATCTCAGGAATTGCAGACCGTGGCTCCTGAAGCCATAGCAGAGGCTACGGCAGATGCCAAGCAGACGATATGGAATAACCCCGCGCTGTACTCAATGGCGGTTAAACAGGCCAAGATTCTTGCCTCAAGCGACATCGTGCCGGAAGGTACATATAAAGGCAAACCGGCCAACTGCTTGATCGCATTGGACATGGCGAACAGGATGGGAATATCCCCGCTGCACGTGATGCAGAACCTTTACGTTGTGAAAGGTAAGCCCGGCTGGTCGGGACAGTATTGCATATCTGCCATCAACAGCTGCGGGAGATTCTCTCCGCTTGAGTTCATACAGCTCATAAACGATGATGGCAGTCTCAGAGGCTACTATGCTCAGGCGACGAATATAGCCACCGGCAAGATTTGCACCGGTGCTCCCGTTACATGGGATATGGTCAAAGGCGAAGGCTGGCTCGACAAGACCGGCTCAAAATGGAAGACCATGCCCGAACAGATGTTCATGTACCGCTGCGCTGCCTTCTTCGCCAGAGCCTACTGCCCCGATGTGCTCAACGGCTTGCAGACGGCAGAGGAACTGCGCGACGTGAACGGCTATGAGGCTGAGAAGAAAACCACGGTCATCACACTTGATTAAGGAGCGCCGATGATACGAATCGAAAAAGATGGCGTATATAAAGCAAAGCGCGTCCGCTGGGGAGAAAATGACCACGGCAAGTGGGAACTTGTCGTGGTCGCAAGCGACAAGGGGAAGCAGGAAATAACCATATTCCCCGAGAACGTACCCTGCGGCGTAAAGGAGGACTATATGTTCACCGTCGATGAAATCTCCGCCGTCGAGGTCAAGGTTCAGAAGAACAAGGACGGAACGTGGGGAAAGGAGAAGACGCGCGTCGAGGCTTATATCAGCCCGCGTCTTGATCAAGACCCCTTCGGAGAACTCAACGATGAACTCGGAGTTGACGGGGATATCGAGCTATGAGCCGTGAGGAATTTGATAAGCTGATACGCGGCATAAAGGCTGCGTACACGAATTCAAACTTCATGTCGAACCCGGACAGCGAGGGTGTGTGGTACAGGTTCCTGAAGAACGTGGACTACCCCCTCGCAGAGGCAGCGGTGTATAAGCATATCTCCGTCTGCAAGTTCCCGCCGACCATCGCCGAGATACTTGAGCAATGCAGCGCCATAGCGATACCGGACGAGTTCAACTGGCTCGACGGCTGGCGAAAGGTTCAGAAAGCAATAGGCCGGTACGGGTACAACCGTTCAGTGGAAGCGATAGCTGCTCTCAAGGAAGCTGACCTCACGGCAGGGGAGGTTGCCGAGCGCCTCGGCTGGGAAAATCTCTGCATGTCCGAGAATCAGGCGGTAGACAGAGCAAATTTCAGACAGGGCTATGAAGCCGTGCTCAACCGCAAGAGGGACAAGCTCAAGCTCTCCGGAGGCGTATATGAACGGCTCAACGCTCTGACGCAGGGCATAGCGAACACGAAAATGATAGGAGGATAAGATGAGGGTAATGCTTGACAGGGGCGCGTATATGCCGGAGCGCGCCCACTCACTTGACGCCGGGTATGATCTGCGCACACCGAGAGCGGTGACTGTGCTGCCATACGAAAGCGTTGTCATTGACACCGGCGTTCACGTAGAAATAGCCCCAAATCATGTTGGCATGATAAAGAGCAAAAGCGGCTTGAACGTAAAGCGCGACATGACAAGCGAAGGCGTCATAGACAGTGGCTACACCGGCAGCATCCGCGTGAAGCTCTATAACCACGGCGAGCATCAGCGGGTGCTGCATAAGGGCGATAAGATCAGCCAGCTTGTAATCATGCCGATAGTCACGCCAGAACTTGAGCTTGTGGATCAGCTTGAAGCTACTGAGCGCGGCGATAACGGCTTCGGCTCCACGGGGCGATGATTAAGACCCCGTGTCCACAGCAATGCACAGGCCGCACGCAGACTTGCCATGCTACGTGCGGCCACTATCTCAAATACCGCGAGAGGAAAGAAGCTGAATATGAAAGGCGGTCGCGGGAGTATATGCTGTCAGACTACGCCGCAACCGCCGTCGAAAAGAGGAGACGCAAATGAAAAAGGGAGTGAAGAAAGGCAAAGCTTCCGGCTCCGCATACGCAGCCCAGAGGCAGACTGAAAAAGAAATCTGGACGATGAAGGTCATAGCGTGGACGGAAATGTCCATGCTCGACACAATGGCTATGACGCTGGCTGATGAGTTTGGTTTCGGAGCCGAGCGCCTTAAGAGATTCCACGATGCTTTCGAGGAAAAATACAGCGAGATAAGGAAGCTTGAACGTGAAGACGCTGACGACAACGAATATGCCATAGCAAAGCAGGAGGAAGCTCTTCGGAGGGCTTACGGTAGGTACTATACGCCCAGAGAAGAGAGGTATCAGATCAAGATAATTGACCGTGAAGGGAGGGAGCACAGGCTTTGACGGATTACGCAGCCTACAGAGAAGACAGGCGCATCACAAATAAGCAGTTTATAGATACCCTGCACAGCGAATATGAGGGCTTCACCAAAATCCAGAGCTCGTACATAAGCCACCCCGACGACTACGCGCTTTGCCTCACGGACGAAGCCGAGAGCGTGCTGATAAAGCAGTACGGCATCGGCCCCGGGCTGGCGCATCACAGGCTGAAAGGCAAGCGGCGCAAGGATAATCGGCAGAAGAAAAACCGCATGATGGTTCGTCTCAGCGACGATATGTACGGCAGGGTCATGTCTCTGATGCACAGCATGAATTTCAGCACTGTGCAGGAGTTCTTGGAGACAACGCTTACGGTTATGGTCGAGCGCGAGGAGGGCGTGGCATGAAGAAAGGTTCCAACGATGCCACGTACTACGATGCGAGATATAACGGCTACTCAGGTAAGAAGCGCTTTGAGGTCGCGCATCCGAGACATGCGGGGCGCTTGACGATCGCTGCCCCGGATATGAACTCGGCTGTCGTCGCCGCTGCCCAGCGGTGGGGAGAGAAGTGGTCGGCTTATGATTTCTATGCATTCTGCCACGTGTTGGAAGTGAAAGGGGGAAAATAGACATGAGTGAGTACATAGAGCTGAATTCAGCAGTCTGCATTGCAGACTATGCAGCAGACGAGCACCCATACGGAAAAGACATGGCAAAGCCGGAGACGTTTTCGGAATACAACCAAGGCTGGAATGACGCTTGCGATTATATACGGGATAAACTGGAAAGCGAACCCGCCGCTAACGTAGTGCCGGTTGAGCTTTTCAACGATTTGAGAAATGAACTGTGTCTCCACTGCGGAAAGTATACATTGCAGCACTTCGGCGCTTGCGACGGTTGCAAATGGAGGGCTGACAATGGCTGAGCTTGGCTATGACCCATGCGACTATTGCGCCTTTTGTGATGCTTGCCCAAGCGCTCATTTTTGGCCGTTCGGGTATCACAAATGCGCAGACATGCGAGATATGAGAAATTGTCAAAAAGAGGAGGACAGCAAGAATGGATGAATACATCGCGCGGGGCAAATTTCTTGACTACATGAAGGGAACGAGCCGATATTTTAACGTAAAATTTGACATTGAAAATTTTCCTGCTGCCGACGTGGCCCCGGTAGTACATGGGCGGTGGATTGGTGCTCCTCTTTGTGGAAACGACAACTGTAGATGCTCTGAGTGTGGAAGTTGGCATAATGTCCATGCAAACTTGCGTGGAGAGATAATACAAAAATACTGCCCCAACTGCGGCGCGAAGATGGATTTGGAGGAAACTGATAATGGATGAATACATAAGACGTGACGCGCTGATAGCTGAATTTGAGCGGTTGTCCTTGGGTGAAAATAGCCTCGTCGAAAAGTTCTTTGCGCACGGAGTATACGCTGTTATCGAAACATTCCCCGCTGCTGACGTTGTTTCGATAGAAGTTCTTAAAAAATGGCTGTATGAAAACGCTCTGAATAACGCAGGCAGTTCCTATGGTTTTGCGTGCGTGGAAATCTCCAAGCGGTTGGACGGACTGCGCAGGTACGCGAATGAATGTCGGGAGGAGAACAAATGACATACATTATCAACCCCATGTGGTTTTACTGGCTTAGTGTTGTGGACAGAGCCTGCCAGCTTGTTCGCACAGCCGCCATCCTGCTGTTTCTTCTTTCTGCTGCTTTATTCATTGCGGCAGCGTTTTGCAAATATGCGGCGGTTTACCGCAACACGGTTGACGAGGAATGTTTTGAATATGTAACCGGAGCGAAAATGCAAAGAATCGCAACTGTCGTTGCCGCTGTTACTGCAATCCTGTTTATAATTTACGTGTTTATTCCGCCAAGAGAAACGCTGATTGAGATGCAGATAGCGAGATTCACTACGGTTGAAAATGCCGAGTGGGCATTGGACGCCATTAAAAGCGCCACCGACTATATCGTGTCGGCAATAAAAGAGTTGGGATGAAAGGTAACATACATCGTAAGCTGTTTCGCTGTGACTACTTCGCGTGGCTGTTTTACCGCAGCCGCGCAAGCGAAAGGCAGCGGCGGCAGGACAAGCACGACGCACGGCGCAGATACCGCAGAATATGTAAAAGAGAGTGTAGGGAGGAGATAAGAGCCTGTGATAAGTGAAACGTTCAATTTCATAGCGCTGATTGTGGAGGCGATAATTCTCGTCGTGATAATAATCTACGTCGATATCATCATGGAAGATGCGGCGGAGATAAGGGAGATCGCCCAAAGCTGTGGATGGGCTGATATGGATAAGGTCAGGGCACTTGACAAGAAGAAGTATGTGCCGGCGGCGAAGGCCGCAAGCGAAGACGCATATTTCACAATGCCTGACGGAGAGAGAATCCACAGGTGCGCAAGCAAGAGCAGGAGGAGATGGTAAGAGATGGTTTATATCGGTATTGATCCCGGTGTATCAGGAGCAATGGCAATCAGGGACGACCTCGGCATCTATCTTTTTAAGTTCGATGAAGAGAAATACGTAGAGGCGCTGAAGCGGGCTCCTGCCAACACAATCTGCTGCCTTGAGCATGTCCACTCCATGCCGAAGCAGGGAGTTGCAAGTTCATTCAACTTTGGCATGAACTTCGGTTGGATTCAGGGTGCGCTTCAGGCTCTCGGTGTCAGGTATGAGCTGGTTCATCCGCAGAAGTGGAAGAAGGAGTTCTCCGTTACGAAGGACAAGAACACTTCAATAGAGGTCTGCAAAAGGCTATTCCCGGATGTGAGTCTGAAGCGTACGGAGAACAGCAAGAAAGACGACGACGGCTTTGCCGAAGCTCTGCTGATGGCCGAGTACGCCAGAAGGAGGCTTTGATGCCAAAAACAAGGCTTATTGATCTGACCGGCCAGCGCTTCGGGAGGCTGGTGGTTTTGGAGCGCACCGGCACGTATAAGGGCTCGGACGGCTCCGGCAGCTCCCCGATATGGAAGTGCCAGTGCGACTGCGGCGAGGTCGTTGAGGTAATAGGACGTAATCTGAGATACGGCGGCACAAAATCGTGCGGCTGTATAAGACGTGACAAATGCCGGAGGCTGAGAACTCCCAGCGAGTGAGAAAGGAGAAATAAAATGCATAGCGAACTGCTGACAATAACCCCGAACGAGGCAAGCAAGTATCTCGCGAACAATCCCGCAAACAGGAAAATAAATGAGAGCGTCGTCAGAGCAATGGCGGAGGACATGAAAGCCGGGCGCTGGATGCAGACGCATCAGGGCATTGCGATAAGCAAAACCGGGCGTCTCCTCGACGGCCAGCACAGACTGTCTGCTGTTATAAAGGCCGGCATCCCGGTTAAGATGATGGTGACATTTGACGTTGATGAGAAGGCTATGGACGCGATAGATCAGGGGCGCAAGCGCTCCACGAGTGATATTTTCCTGTTCAGCGGTGAAGAGGCGTGGATGCGCAATAACTGCACCATAGCGGCTGCAAGATTCCTCTTAGCTCGTGGGAATAACTCTTCGGTTCCGGCTGAAAAGATACGTGAGTTTATGAACAAGTATGCGCTTGCGTTCCATACGTTCTATAAGATGACTACCGGTAAGAAAGGCGGTTCGCGCAATCTCCATGCTTCCATCTCGGCTGCGATAATCGCCGCCAGAATAAACGGCGTTTCTGAGCCTGACTTAGTCGCGTTCTATGATCTCTACGCCTGCGACAGACTACCCAGCGAGGGCTACAACTCGGAAATCGTTCTCAGGTTCAAGTCGTATATGATACAGAACCGGCTGAAGCATATCTCGCCCAATAAGAACGAGCTGTATAAACTTGCCAGCAACGTCATATACAACTTCGTGAAAAACACAAAGACAACGCTCCTCCGTACACCTGAAACGGAAAGATACGTTGTCTCTGTATAATACGGTGGCTTGCTAATATGACGGGCAATATACTGCCCGTCATATTCCAGCTATAATTTTTCGTATTTTGGGATCACTGTAATCAATAGAGAACGGCAATTCACATTGATCTATGGTGCCGTCTTTAACTCGGCTTGCAAAATCATATATTACCATTCCAACAATAGAGTCATCATCAAAACTGCGCAGAGTGATTACTCCGTTGTCATCTTCATCGGCGTAATGTGGGATGTGCTCAGTGGGACGCACATACAGGACATCGAATTGCTTATCATAGTTTATTGTTAATGTCAATATAAAGCGCTCCCCCTTCTTTGTTTATTCCGCCCGCTATTTCTTTTGACGTAAAAGCCGTGACAACTGTTCCCGTTTTAGTCTCCTCATCTATTTCTGCCGCCACTTTTGTATAATACGTAGGGTGGCCGGTCGATTTTGAAAAGTATACATTTCGGGTTTGGCTCCTGCTGCTTGGATAAATAAAAATGGGGCTAACGATAGTGCGGCGTATATCCTCAGGGTGCATATCAGTATGCCCACTATCTTGAATAATATGCTGGTTATATCTTTCCGTACTGAGTGTAATTACGTTGCCAAGAGGATCTTTCTCCTTAAAAAGAACGTCATCCATATCAGATTATGCCTCGTCGTTAGCGGCGGGCACATTATTGCCAACTTCTGGTATGATACCGTTCTGGGCTTCATAATTAGACAATGCTTCCTCAAGTATTTTGTTGAATCTTTTCGCAAGCTGCAATGACATAGCTATTCTTGACACATCAGTGCGTTCGCTGCCAGTAATTTCACCTGTGTTATTATCTATAATGGGCTCAGAGGTAGTGAAGACCAGCCTTACGTCTACCGGACTGACAGCCAGCTGCACAGCATCAGCGTATTTGCTTGACTCCATATGTATCTCTCCTTTTCTATAATATGTCACTATGACATATTATAGAACAAAAATGTGAGAAAAATCAACCCCCAAAAGAGCATAATTTGAGGCTGTCTCTTCGTGAGACAGCCTCTTTTTTTATTTCAGCAGCCCAAGCGCGCGGTAGTAATCCTCCATAGTAAATGTAGAGGTGCTTTTGGCGGTACTGTCATCGGCCTGATGGTTGCGGACTGAGCCTGAAAAAGTCGGGTCAGCTTCCTCTTTGGCCGGGACAATGGAAGAGTAGCCTTCATCGACCTGAGTGGCGTAGTCTTCGTTCACAGCGTAGCTCTTAACGCCACTCTTGACGATGTTGTAAAAGTCGCTGCGCGTTATGCCAGCATAAGTTTCGCGCGCCGAAAGCCCCATGTTTGCCCACGCAGTGTAAACATCGTCTTTGCTGACTGAGTCGTTTACATCTGCGTCTTTCAACGCGGCAGCAAGATCGAGCCACGAACCGAGGTCAGCATTATTACCGGCTATTGTGTTGTAGGCTTCTATACGCCTGACGGTGGCAGACTGCTTACCTCCGGCGTCTGGAAGAACCTGAGTCTTGATGGCGTTGAGAATTTGCTCGTCGCTTTTACCCTCCATGTTGTTGTAGACAGCTATAGCTTTTGCAACATCGGATGCGCCAAGAGACTCCTCAGCATCCTTCGTAGCGCCTTTATTGGAATACCACGCCTCAGAGCCTATGCCGAAGAGTTTGGCGTAGAGAAGAGCATTAACGTTCACCCCGTCGTCTTTCAGCTGAGTTTGAACGCTGGATGGAATTTTTGAGAAGCCGCCTATAAGGTAGTCTATGGCATCATAGTCGGTTTTCTTGCCATCTGCATCCAAAATTTTCTTGCTGACAAGATAGCTGGGGACGTCCTCTTTGGGAACTGCTTCTGTCCATGCGGGAGCGCCTGTATCATAGTCGAGCCCCTTATTGTCAAGATAGCCCTGCTCAGCGGCGTCTTTCGCATAGCCCTTGATTTGTTTCTCAACATCCTCTTTAGCTTTATCACCAAGCTTGTCATACCCGAAAGCCTTGAGCAGCGCATCCATCCCGGAGTTGTAGCTCGCCTCTGCATCCTTGCGGTACTGCTCCTTATCGGCCTTGGTGAGCTCGTAGCTCACCTCGTCGCCGTTCTCGTCGGTGTACGTGAACTGGTCGGGCGGGAGCTTATCTACTGCCTTCTTGATGCTGTCAAGGATTTTGAGGAAGTCGTCAGCGGGGTCGTCCGAAATGCTGTACAGGCCGGCCTTCTTCTTGCCTGCGATATCGGCGGCGGAAGTGCCTTGGCCTGCTCCAGCAAGGAAGCCCCAAAAATCATTACTTGACTGCTTGCTTCTGCTTATGCCGTTTATGATATCGAGCGTCCACATTCCCATGCTGTTCAGCAGTGTGTAAGCGTTGTTCAGCGGAATACCGGCGAGGTTAGCAAAACCACCGGCGGTTTTGCGGATGTTATCTGCTGAAGGATTCTGAGTAAGATTCCAGAAAGCCGATACTGCGTCCTCAATTGCTCCGATAGCACCTATGCCGTTTTCGTAAAACGTTTCGCCGGAAATGATGCTCTCTACGAGGTTGGTCACATCGTCGCCAAAGATTACAGTGCCGCCTACGCCCTCAAAAAAACTCTTGAGAAGCTCAAGGCCGATTTTGCCGGCGTCTATCTGCTGCTCCTCGTCATCGTCTCTGAACTGCTTGAGCTTGTGACGTAAGCCCTTTGCCAGAACGTCCATCGCAGCATAAGCCACATTTGAAGCGAAGAATCCGGTCGCGGCGTTCTTCAGAGCCTTATTTGCTTTAGCGGCGTGCTCTGTGCCCTTGGCAGCCCTCGCTTCGTTTATTGCGGTAAACATGCTGTTGGCGGTGGTGCGCTGCTGCGTCTGGAACATCGTGAGCGCTTTGAGCAGTGCGCTGTCGCCACGGGAAATCTCGTCGCGCATATTCATCGTGTACTGCGACTGAGTGCGCATAGACGCCCGCTGGAACGTCTCGTCAACCATTTCCTTGAACTTGGCGCTGTTGATGTCAATGCCGGGGTTCTTCATCTGCACGTCGTAGCAGGAAGCGAGATAGACCTTGCTGACCTCTCTGACGTCGGCTGCGGGAATCCAGTTCTGGATGCTCTTGAGAACCTTGATCTTTGCCGCCATCTTGCCGAAAAGCGTGCTCTGGTCTTGCAGCGCGTCGGTGATGGAAGAGTCTATATTGCCCTTTGCTCTGAACTGAAGCAGGGGATTGTTTCGCGCGGCTTTTATCTGCTGGTTGCCGGGATTAAGTGATGTGATCGCAGCTTTCGCTACTGCTCTCGGGTCAAGTTCGCTCATAGCAAGCCACATTGATCCCTTCTGCTTGAACGGCGTACCGGGGTTGCCTATGAGAACTGCCGTCTGGAAGTTGTGATTGAGCTTCTGCCACCAGTTGTCTCTGGACTTTGCTCTCGTCTGGTTGATGTCCTGCACGTCCTTGACGTAGTTCTCCATCCAAGCGCCGTACTCGCTGCCCATGTTCTGCTTCACGGAATCTACGAGCGTGGGCGTCCCAAAGGTGTGCATATAATCCATGATGCCGAAGGTATCTGCCAGCTCACCAAACGCTATGTAATCTGCTGCGCGGCGTATGTAGCCGTCAGTTACCTCCACGACCGGGGCGATGTTGACATAGCCTCCGGCTGTTCTCGTGCGCTCCTTCAGGTTCTTAAAGTCAGGCACTCCAAAGTCCTTGCTGTTAGCCTTGTCCCATTCGGAGTTGACGTCTTCGACGCGGGCGTATGTAAGCGGGAAATAATCACCGGGCTTGAACAGCTCATTATCTACGCCGTCGATTGCCTTGGCAACATCCTGAGTCTCTTTGCCGAGCTTTTCGGACATACTATCAAACGCCTTGACATACGCGCTTGCAACCTCATTCTTAGCTATGGCCGTTTGAAGGGCGCTGTACAGTTCGGAGATGTTCGCAGGGTCTGCTTTTATCATATACGGCTTATTATCGCCGTTTTTCAGCGCAAAGCCCTCTATGTTCTGCACCCTGTAGGCATCGGGGCCACCCATAGTCTTTATAGCCTTGTAGAGGCTGACCGCCTCAGACATCGTAAGAGTTTTGCCTCCGAGTCTCACGTTGGTTTTGGTTTTACCGGTGGCGAAGTCGCCGTAGCCTTTCATCTTCACTACATCAGTGAAGAAGTTGTCGGCTTCAACAAGTGTCGTCTGGTTCTTGACAGCAGCGTTTTCAATGGTGTCTGCCATCCGATAGCCTGCGCCCTTCTCCCAGAATTTGAAGCCGTCTATCATCTGGAACATCTGGCGAGGCATGATCTGCCAGCGGATAAACTTTGCAGCGGCCTTCTCGCGGAGGCTCTTGCCTTTTTCACCACGTTCTACCTCACGCCCAAGCTCGGTAGGCTTTCTCTTGCTGCCGTTTTCTTTGACCGCGTTATTCAGCTCGTCAAGCTCTGCTCTGACCTTGCTGGCCTTCTCAATGTAGTGTGAAGTCATCTGCGCAGCCTTGACTGCCGCATGACGATACTTCTCGACATTGTACGGAATCGGGTTGCGGTACGCCTCCTCCGCCAGTTCGCGGGCGAGTTGAACCTGTTCATTTACACGCTCAGAGTACAGATCGCCGAGTATACGGCTGTCCTTCATAGCCTTGTAATACTCAGCAAACTCGGCAAATGAGGTGTGCCCGTCGCCTAACCCAGAAAGTTTGTTCTTGAACTCCGTCACGGAGTCCGAAACCTTGGTGTACTGTTCGTCAGTGAGGTGGCTGGTAAAGGCATCACTTTCAAGGAACGTTTCAAACTCCTCAGCTCTTTGGGTGGCTTCATGGATTGCGTCATGGTTTGCACCGCCGAACTCGGCCTCGGCATCCTTCCACGCGGTTTCATCCGGGACGGGGGCTTTCTGCGCATTCTGCCGCTCCTCACGCCTCTGCTGCCACTGTGCCCATTCCTTCGCATTATCCGGCGTAAGCCTGTCTTCGGCACGAAGGGTGTAGTACAAGTCGTCAGAGATGTGAGCGTCGCGCTCCGCCTGAACCTCCTCCGCAGTGCGGGTGGTGTAGCCGGTTTTGGGGTCATACTCGTTGCCGTTTTCGTCAACGTAGACTCTTTCGGTTGTGTTAGAGCCAGTGCTATGGTTAGCATTATCGGCGTTATAGTTAGAGTTCGCGTCCTGTGTGTTAGTGTTAGTGCCGGAGAGAGCCTTGTCAAGTTCTGCCGCCAGCTCATTCATATCTCCGAAATACGGAGTCCATTCTTCAAGAGCTGCGGAGCCGTCTTCATAGCTCTTGTAGATGTCTCTCATCAGCTCTTCGTCGGTATCATACGATAGACGCAGCTCGTCCGCCTCTTCAGTCTCAACGGAATCAATGCGGCGCTGGATTACTTCTCTTGCGGCGTTTCGGTCTGATTCGCCGAGGGCTTCCCAGCTCGCCTTTTCTCTACTCTGCTCAGAAAATTCGCCACGAACTCCTCGTCCGTCATCGCTTGATACTCCGCTTTCAGATGTCCCAGAGACTTGATTTTTACCAGTGACTTGGTCAGCCGTTCCGTTTTGTCCATTGTCGTAGCTCCCCACTTTGGCACGTGTGAAGCCGTCGGTTATCTTGCCGTCAGCAGTTACGACCAAGCCAGTTTCATTGAATATCTGGCTCGGAGATGCTCCGTTGGCAAGAAGTTCCTTGGCTCTCTCCACCTTGCTGTTAGTGGAATCTACTTTATCATTGTTTGGGCTATTTTGCAACCTACGCTTTTCTGCTTCCGCTTTAATAGCGGCTTCCTTAGCTGCTATGCTTTCCCAAAACTCTTTCGAGCCTTTGACGGTATGCTTTTCTTTATGCAACTCTCGCTCCGTCTCTGCTATCTCGTTATCGCTCATGGAACCGTTTCGATATTTACTCAGCTTGGCCTTGGCGGTATTGTAGGCTTCGCGCAAACTCTTGATGCGCGTCATTTCTCGTGCCGCGCCGGAGGCGTCGTTCAGCTCCACGGCTTTTTCGTAAGCCTGACGGGCATTCTTGCCCTCGCGTTCAAGCACACGAAGCTGGTCTTCAAGTTCAACTCCGATATCTGCTTTGCGGATTCCCAGCATTTCGAGAACTTCGCTCGGCAAGCGAGTTCCGACGCTCTTGTCAACAGGCTCTTCACGCGAAGAAAAAGCTTCCTTTTCCACCTTGTAGGTATCGTCGAGAAGGTTTTCATCCGTGTAGCCGCCCTCGGTCTTTGCCTCTGACTTCAGCTTCGAGTCTAAAATGGCAGCAGAAAATGCGTCGCGGTTATTTTTCTCTGCATTTTCCTCCATGTTATACGTCTTTTCAGCCATCTTGTTCGCGCCTACGACGTATTCGTCGAAGTCTTCAGCGTCGTAATACTTCTGAAGGAGAGCTTTGACTCTGCCCTTAATCCAATCGTTGGCATTGTAGAGGGAACTTGTCACCGGAATACTGTCGGCTTCGGGGTGCTGTTCATACCACCGCTTTACCGTCTCCTGATAGTCAGCCTTTGCTTTCTCCAAAGCGGCATCTGCGGCATCTTCCGCCAGCTCTTCAGCTGTCTTCTTAGGGTTTGCATTTACAGAATTTTCAGCCTGTCCTCTGTTGACATTTTCCTCTGCGGTGGGTATACTGTTATCAGAGGTTTCCGATATCTCAAGGCTCGCTTCGGGCGTCGCGCGGGGGGCGGCTTCGGCTGCATCTACGCTCTTGGGGGAGGAAGCTTCTTTTTTTGCCGTTTCCATATATGCAGAAACGACTGCCATGCGATTCGCCTTGCTATCTGGGACGGCTTCAACAACGTAGTATGTGTTATCGACTCTTTTCTCAAAACGGATTAAAGGAGCCTGAGAGTTATCTGCGTTCCTATACTCTCTGCTGAGTTTCCAAGTTTCAGAGTCGACGTCTCCCGCGGAGAGAAGTCTCGCACGGTCGGCGTTTTCTACGACGTAGTTTATTCTGCCGAAATCCTCTATATTGGCCATGCTGTGATCTGCTGTCCCATTCACACCGTGACGTTTGTCTATGTGAGCGATTGAGTTGCCTTTTATTTGGTTTTTGAAACCGGTGACATCAAGCCCGGTAGCGTTCTTCACCAAATTGACAACTCTATCGCCGACAGTTTCAGCGAGCGTCACGGTGAACTTATTACGGTAGTTTATATCTTGCAATGACCGTGCTCGCTCAATGCCGCTGATAACATTCTCATCGGCAGCGGCTTTGTAATCGGCAATAATCTTGTTTTCCTCCGCCGTATGCGTAGCGGGGTTATCATTGACAGCTGTGCTTTCCGTCCCGTTCGGGGCGGTATTTTTTTGCACGTCTGCGTTCTGCGTCTCTGCGTCATTGTTAACGGCAGAGTTTAACGTCTCAGGACGCGCTACAGCGTCGCTTGAGGGCGTAGGGGGTGTAGTTATATCCCCTTGAGCCTCTGCCGCGCTCTGAGGCTCTGTCGCAGCCTTCTTGCCGGTCATAAGTTCAAAGGCTTTGTCAACCTCACCGCTGCGCAGTTCGGCGTTTTTCTTTGCGTCGGCTCCGGTCGCTATGCTTACCCCGGAACCTGCTATGCCGAGAGCCGCGCCGACAAGACCGTCATACAGCCAGTCGGAAACCTGCTCCTCGCTGTAGTTCTCGCCGATGCTCTTGCCGTTGTAGATGGCGCGGAGAGTCGGATCAACCGCGCTGGAAACAAACTCCTCGACGAACTCGCCACCGCCGCCGTTGATAATGGTGCGCAGCACGGTGCGCCCGATATCTGTCTTTGCAAGCTTGCCGACGAGTTTCTCAACGGCAGTGTCCGCAAAGCCCTTGCCATAGGCAAGGTCAAGCCCGCCGAACATTTTCTCGGTGAGATATTCTTTAGCGGCGCTTGTTGCACCGTAAGCACCGGCCTGAGCAAGGTTTCCGCCGCCTGCTTCTGCCTGCTGAACGCCGCCGCCGAAAGACCGCCCCATCATCATTGCCATACCTGAACCGGGCAGGACGGCGTTTGCTGCCATATCTGCCGCAAGAGCAGGAACCTGAGACACTGCATCGAGAGCAAAGCGTCCCGCGTCGGAAGCGCCCCATTTTGAACGCTCAATGTCTCTGCCGCCGGATTCGGAAAGCTCTGCGGACTTGTCGGCTATTGCCTGCTGCATCTGCATTGCCTTTTCGTCTTCCTCTTCTGTGCCGACATGGTACAGCGCCGAAAGCTCCTCATTACCGCTGGCTCTGAGTGCTTTGTCAACTGCGCTTTGCCCGCCTGTAGCGACGCGCCCGGTGTAACCGAACAGACCGCCGAGAGAACCTGCGGCCTGCTTTGAGCCGCCCTTGATGGAACCCCACAGACGTTCAAAGATGTTCTGATCTACATCCGGCAGCTCCACATTGTAGAACTCAAGCTGTTTACGCAGCTTGTCCATTTCGGATTCTGCCGCTGCCTTTTCATCGGATGCGGCCTGCAACTCAGAGCGGTACTTTTCGAGTGTAGTGGCGTAGTTCACCCCCGCTTCGGGACGGATTGACTGCACCTTTTTGTCGCTGACGGACTGTGCCTTTTTACTTGCGTCCTTGTACTTATTAGCTGCGTCGGCGTAAGCTCTCTGAAGCTGGAATTTCTCGTCGTCTGACAGAGCGGTTGATATCGTGGTGACATTCGGGTGCTTGTCAAGCCAAGCATCCCTAAGCCCACCGACGAGGCCGCGCCCGCGGCCATCAATGATGTCGCGGGCTTTTTCTGTGGCCTGTTTCTGCTGCATCTGCTCGTTGTAGTAGTCCTCAAGCGGGGAAGTGCGAGGAGAAGATGGTGAGGTCGGAGCGGATGATGTTTGGGTAGCTGAACCGTTGTGCGCGGCTATCGACTGCGCTATAAAGTCAAAGGGGCTTGCCATTTTAATACCATCCTTTATTTGTAAAACATCGACTCGTATCTGTTAATGGTCGTGGGCGTAATAACAGGCTGAGAAGCGCTCGGCGCTGGCTGTTCCCATGAAGGAGTCGGGCCATAGGAACCGTCAGCCTGCATATAATTGCCCTCACCCTGACCGACCCAACCGGAATAGTCGATGTTGGAGTTGCTTCCGCCTCCGCCAAGGCCGCCTGCCGGGATGTAGCCAGCGGGGTATTTGCCGGTGAGCTGCTTGTACTGTTCGGCATCAATTTTGCCTGCTGCGTAGTCGAGAGAGGCTGCAAGCTCGGGGTTCTGCGCTCTCCACACCGCTTCCATGTTCTTTGCCTGAGCTGCTCCGTACAGATTCGCAAACGCAGAGAAGTCGCCGAACTCGGCGAGAATCTGCGCTTTCTTGAGGTCGCGCTGATAGCCGTTGTTGTACTCGTCAAGGAGCGCCTGAGCCTTCTTGTAGTCGTTATCGGCAAGCGCGGCACGGATGTTCGCCTGATACTCCGCCGTGAGGTTTGCCATCTGACGGTCAGCCTCAGCGGTTGCATTTGCTTCAGCGGTGCGCAGGTTGCCGAAGTCTCGCTGGTACTCGCCGCCGCGCGCAAGCGCAGCCTGTGAAGCGACGCCGGAGTTTATTCCGGTCGCTGCCGCCTGATTGTTGAAGTTCTGGCGGTTGCGCTCGTACTGTACCGATAGGTCATTTGCCTGCTTCTGGTACTCCGGAGCGATCTTGTCCCTCGCCGCCTCGTAATCGCTCTTGCTCTTGTCGTAGGCGGCTTTGAGCTCTTCCTCACGCGCCTTGCGCTGCGCGTCGTATATCTGGTTTATGGCGTCGGTACGTGCGGTGTTGTAGCCGCTGCCGAGCAGCCCCTGATTGCTCTGTGCTCCGCCCGTTGCCCCGGCATCAGTAGCCGGGGTTGTGGGAGTCGCGGGAGAGGTCGGCGTAGTCGGCGCAGCTACCGCTGACCCTGCTGCCGGGGTCGTAGCTCCTGCCGGGGCATTTGTCGGAGACGCAGCGCCAGCAGCTGAAGTCGTAACACCGCCGGCGTTTTTCGCCACGGCTTTGATCTGCTGCGCGTCATATGCTTTGGTTATTTCATCTATACTTGCCATGCTTTATCTCCTCAAAAGGGCTGTCCACGTGTTGTTCCCGATGATTCCGTCGGCATGAAGCCCGACGCCGTTCTGAAACTCCATTGTGCGGTTCTTGGTCTTGGCATCAAACACGCTGCTTACTGCCAGCTCTGCGCCGTGAGCGGCAAGCAGTGCCTGAGCAGCTGCAACGTCAGCGCCGCTCATGCCCTCGCATATCATGCGGGGTGGCCAGTACGTTTCAGCCTGCGGCTTATCGTCCGTGGTCTGCTCTGCGCCGTCTGCAAACTCGGCCTGAAACTTCTGAGCGAAGCCATACCGCGTGTTGATGTTGTTCACAGCGGGGCGCTCATACTCGGTGCAGATGCGGCTTGTCGCTTCGTATGTATCTTCGGTCGTACATAGGAAACTCCAAAGGCTGGCGTAGCTTGCCTTCAGTTCGCCGATGCTGAAATCTACCTGCACTGCTTCATTGCCGACGCTCTTGCCGATGTCGTGGGCATATTCGACGAGAGCCTTTTTGCGGCTCCAATACGTCCACTGGCACAGGCCGTAGCCGACAGCGTCATGGACAAACTTTGCCTGAGAAATGGCGTAGCTGTCGGCCTGACGGGTGTACTCGTCATCGGTCAGCGTAGTCATGCCGCGCTGCGCGATGTTGGCTTTGAGGCCGCTTTCCGCCTGCATATTGCCGAGCATCGCACACGCTCCGGCTACAGTCATGCCGTGGCTGCGGAGCCGGTCATATATTGTTTTCGCGCTCATTCAGTTGCCTCCTACTCCGTATACTCCACGCCATACCGGTCGAAAAGCTCTTTAACCTTTGTGTTCTTGAGAATCTTTTGCTGTTGGCCGTGATTCAGCGCATCATAAACCGTCTGCAAAGCTTCTGTTGTGTCTGACGCAACTGCTTCAGCCGCCTGTGTCCATTTCCCTTTACTCATTGACCGTTACCCCCAGCACGTTCAGGGCGTTCTGCATGTCCTGTTTTTCCTCATCAGTTCCACCCTGCTTGATCTCGGCGATTTTGGCAAGGATGACATTCTTCCGTTCTTCAATTGTCATTTCTGTACCTCCAACGCAGTCTCGATTTCTGATAATGCCGTTTCATATTGCGCTACCTCATATTCTAACTGCGCTTTGTAGAGCTTGGTGTATGGTTTCCACGGGGCTATCATCTCCCCGCTGAACGCCTGACCGTCCGTGCGTGTCCACGTCTCGCCGCTCGGCACATATCTGTACCCCTCAATAAACTCTGTACACTTGCCGCCGAAAAAGGGCAAGTCAAATTCGCGCATATTGCCGTCATTAGAGACATGGCACCTGTATTCATTATCAATATAAATTTTCATCTCCTGTCTCCCTTAACTAAGCGTGATATTAGTAAGTGTGGCAGAACTAGTTTTTGCCCCCACTTCGGGATTTATGGAACCGAGCATTTCATATGTCGCCACATAACATTCTGTATTTATTCCGCTAATATCAAGTTCAATACGAGCATCACTGGTGTGCAAGTTAGCATAAGCGATAAAACCTATGTCGGCAACACCCGGAGGATAAGTGCTCCATGAGAACTTGTTTTCGGTTACTCCAATATACCAACCGTTAGCCTCAGATTTTACTACTGTCAGTTTGTTGTATTTCGAGAGGTCAAATTTGTTCCCCGTATAAACACTGGCAGCTTTAGGGAACGTTGCGTCTGTGTTTGTTATACTAAAAGACAACACGTTAGACACGGTTGGTGTAACGCCTGTTCCTTTCCAGCCGCCCGTAACACCTGTATTGTCACCGCCGTCAAACAGGATAAGCTCAAACATCAGCGTTACAGTCTCGACCTGTCCCTCGGC